TGCATATTATCAGGGATATAATTATTGATATAATCATAAAGCTTTTTAATTTCACTGTCAATATACTCCCGTGTTTCGGCATTCAATTTATATATAAGAATGTTTAGAGTACTAATTTTGTCCAGTAAATCTCTTTGAACTTTATCGATTTTTTCATCTAGTTCATTATCCCTATTATCCATATCCTCCCGAATATTTTTTTCTACGTCTGTAATGTGATTATAGATATCAGTGTTGAGTTTGTCAACATATTTTTTCAGCTCTGACACTTTTTCATCCGTGTACTGCTTATAAGCGTCTGTAAAACCGTTAATAGCTTCAATGCATTCATTGACTTTATAGCCGATATAACATAAACATTCGTAATAGCTTTGTTTATTGCTATAAACACTAGGCACATCACAACAAAGTAAAGGATATAAAGGCTTTATTTCTTCTTGCATTTATTTCACCTCCTTTTTACCACACTTTTAGAAACAAATCACGACAATTATCTACAATTTCTTTATTGATATTTTGGATTTGTTCACGATATTCGGCAATTGCTTCACTTGTTGATTTACCTCTTAATCCTGTTTCTTTTGTATTCCTGTCTCTATTACTGTCTTTGTTGTCATTTCCTGTGTGGTTATTATTTGCGCTTGTTGTAGTGTTATTAATAGTTTCGCCCCTACTCATAGTACTTGCATAATCTTGTGTGGCTACTGTTACTTGTGGGTTATCACTATCAATATTCTGATAGTTTTGATTGTTTTTTACTTCGCTGTTTCCTGCATCTGTAGTCCTAGTTGTTGTTTTTTCGTTTCCTTTTTCTGTTTCTGTATAAGTTACATTTATATTTGTAAAAGGGTTATCGTTTTGAATTGCATCATGCAATTTTGTATAATACGGTGTTAATTCATGCATTTTTGATAAAAAAGCTGTTTTCCACATACCTAGGGTTTCAAACCCTATATAATTATTCCAGTATCTCAGTAAAAAATAAGTTTTAAATTCGTTCAAGTCTTTTTGATCGTTGGAATAAAAAGGAAAATCAAAGTCAAAAAATTTGTTCTGCGATTTATCAATTATTTTTTGCACTGATAAATCAATATCCCATAATTCTTGTGGTGGGATAAAGCTTTCACAAATATCTTTAACGGTTGTTGTGTATTTACTCAATCACGTCACCCTCTTTTCCTGATTGCATATATTTGTCGGGTATGTAACCATTCATCATAGTCGGCAATTCGCTATTAAAATCAACGGTTACATTTAACCCCCATAATTCATTAATAGCATTTGCACATCTACGTCTTAATGTTAATCCTGTATTTCTATTTGCTTCTATTTGTCCGTTATTCCCTGCTGTCTCACCTGTTACAAGACGTTCGCCTTTTTCAACCGGGTTATTTTCGTAGCCTAAAGATGTTAGCACCTGTGCCCATAAATCTCGCAATTCTTGTTCACATTTATCCACGATATAAGGTGCACCCATATCTAAAGCTTTAATATCTTTTAAGTTTAGCGAATCTGAAACTTTCAGTATTGGCAAATAATTATCGTACATTTCACCGAGTATTTCAAAACTCATTTTTTCATTGTCAGAAGAAGAAAGAGCAACAGGTGTACGTTGAGCGTACATATTTATATTTTTCGTTTTCCAACAATTTGCCATGCTATCTGCATACATTAAAGCTTTATAATAATACGGCATAGTTGAATAATTACTCCATAAAATACAACTGTTTTCTTTTCCATATTCTTCTATATATCCATTGGCGGTGTATGCTATTCTGTCTTGAGGTATATTATAAATATCAGGTAACCCTGATAATGAAACATTCATAAATGCGTAGCCTGCGATATCGTCTTTTATAAATACACCCAACCCACGCCAAAATAGCGTTTGTTCAATATACATCGGTAAAATTTCTTCCGGCAAATTATTCCATTTATACCTATTAACAAAAATGTCAAAGATATCATAAAAAAATATAGTTTTTATTGTTTCAAAATCATCTTTGCATGATTTATTGATATCTTTTTCAAAAACTCGTAAAGGGTTTTTCATGATCTCACCTCCTAATTATTAGATAAGCTATAATTACCTATATCATCAGTATGCCACAAAGTAACACCGTTGTCAAATATATTTCGTAATTTTTTCAACTGATCTAAATCAATATTGCCCGTGAAACCGCAATGAGAAGTTTTTACATAATTCCAACGACTTCGTGAACGTAAATTAGGCATTGTGATTTTGTTGATAGGATACCCGAATTGTTCAAAAAAACTGTCTGCCATTTCCGCGAATTGTCTTTTGCATGACATTTCATAAAAATCAACACCGCATTCTTTTATCCCTGTCATTACGTTTTCCGATAAAGCTTTTCCATGAGTAACTCCTGCATTTCTTGATCTGTCTGTCTGATTTGCTAACATTCCCAAAGCGTCCCAAAAAGCAGAAGTTGTTTTACTTGAACCGTTAATTCCTCCTTGTAAACTTCCACCTGCTAAACCTGCTATAGATGTGCCAAGTCCTATTGTAGAATTAACAGCAGTCTGAACTTGAGACAATGCGATAGAACTTTTATTTTGTGCCAACCATGCTCGATACGTGTCAGAAGAAAACGAACACATTGGAAATGATGAATTGATTAATGCTTCTTGCATTAATCCGTGTTTTAAATTTTCACGGGTTTTATAATTTTTAGGTGCTGTTAAAACTTGTGGTAATGTTGCAATAGTGCCGTAACTGTCAAATTCTATTGATTTGTCCTGATTATAACTATATTCATATCTATAGATATGTGTATTACCCTGATTATTGTCCGCCAGGCAATATAACCACGGGTAGGAATATAATTTTTTATTTTTCGGTTTGTAACCCTCAAACGCATTTCCTGATATTTGCATAGACGTGGTTTCAGGTTTTATTTCTTTTCCGCCTAGTGCACCTATACATAGCTTTGGTGACATAAATAACCCGATAACAGCATCTTGTGCACCCTGATCGTTATATTCTTTCAATAGTCCGTTAATTTTTTCCAGTCCATCATCGGTTGTCACATCATAATGACCGATACTGCCCCAGCAGTAAACGCCATTTTCCACTCGTCCGTCAAACCAACTCTGTTCCACTGTACCTCTTGTCACAAAAATGCAACAATCAGTCGGTGTCAAATTTAATTTTTTATGCTGTGAAACGATTGTTTCTCCTGCTTCTAAATTAACAGGCACTAGATTAACACCGATACCGTCTTCACGTCTAGGTATATGATGATATTCAACAAAGCATGGCTTAATATTTGTATCATAAAAATTGTTTTGAAAAACATCTAAAGAAAAATTTATTCTAGTTGTTTTTTCTGACAGCCATTCGATCGAATCAATAAAACAAAAAACCCACTCGTTAGAAATACCTGCATTTTGAAAAGCTAAATAATTTAAGTTTAAAGCTTTCATTTCTGTGAATGGTACTCGTATATCATAGTTACCAACTCTTATAGGGGCGAGATGCGATAAATCAACACCGGGGATATTTTTGCGATATGATTCTAAATGATCTAATAATTCTGCTTTTGAACTATATAATCTCACGTGTTCATATTCGTCTGACCATGGAACACCACTATATAATCTTAATTTTGTTTCGGGGTTGCGTGGTGCAACCCCTCCTTGTACAGGTAAATTTATCATAAATAACACCTCTTTAAATTACGATAGTTTTGTGTAATTTGCTGTTTTTGTGATAGATTCATCCGGTCGATAAATAGCTTTTAATACGATTGTACCTGTTTCGTCTGCCCCTGTGTGCAATAAATGTGTACCCGGGATTACATATGTTTTTGCAGAAGTAGCACCGCTTTCGACTTCCAGTGTCACTAAATTCTGATGATATGTGTCTTTGCCTGTACCACCTGAGACAGTTACTTCAACTTCCTGTGTCTGTCCTGCCGTGTAAGTACCAGTCGCAACTGCTAGTGTTGGTGTTTCAACCACAGTGTCTGTTGTAAACACTCTAATAGGATAAAACGGGCTTGCGCTAACCATTTCAACCTGTGTATAGAAATAATTCCATGATAAAACATTCGCAAGTTTCTGATCTGTCATTTCTTTGAACTGGTCACGTACGTTAAAGAAACGAACATCACATAGTACGCCCTGAATAGCAGGATTGCTAAATTTATCTACAATTACAGTCTGAACTTCTACGTCTGCTCGGTCCATGTGGAACGCATATGCCAACGCATCAACACTCACGTGTGCATTTACATTCGGTGTTGTTATCCAGATAAGATTTGACGGCATGGCATGAGAAGTTGCCCCTGCGGTGTTATTTTCAGGAAGTGGGAAACCAAATTCACCAACGGCTCTTTTTACTTCAACCAATAATTTTTTTGCTGTCTCTTCATTGGTAACAGCGTCAACTGTGACAGCCGGAAGTACTTCTTTTTCATATCCCACATTAATCAAGTCACGCATTGCAAGATATTCGTCCCAGTTTGCGCCAGTGATAGCGCTTTCCATTTTAGACATGATCATATCACGAATACCATATTCAGTGGTAAAAGCTTTTCTCAGGTTATCGTAAGTAATGGTTACTGGGTACTGAATTTCAAGATTTACGTTGTGGAACATGCTCATGATATAAGACTGGTACTGCTGAAAAGCGAATTTAAAATCTGCCTGTGAATCATATACACGGCCCTTGCACATATTGACATAAGTTTCTTCATGTGTTTCGCCGTATCTCATAGGCTCTTTCTTGAATCGTGCTAGTGGGTTTCTCCATGCAATACTGTCAACCGTCTGCATACCGATGCGATTAACCATTGACGGGACAATCTCGTTTCTAACAGGTGCATAATTTAATATAGTATCATACACACCCTGCAAATTGTCGGAAACTTCTGTCGGTAAGTGATTCTGTACCTCAAAAGATAATTCCTGTTTTAACGCTCTTAAAATATTCACATTTGTTGGATTTGCCATTTTTACACCACCTTATTCTGTTTTCCCATTGAAGTCTAAATCTTCAACAGAAATTTCTTCTTCTCTTTCAACTTTTGTGTTGTCATTTTTGTCTGTGTTACTTGCGGACGCCTTCATCTTTTCTTTAAAGCGTTTTTTATACTCGCTTTCCAATTTGATATACTTGTCTTTCCATGTGGTGTCCGTCTCTCCGTCTCTTTCGCTATCATAATTCTGTAAGAACTCAATAGCGTCACCGTGTTCTTCAACGTCTGTCACAGCGTCAATTAATTCGTTTAAAGCTTCATTAAAATCCATTATAAATCCTCCTTTATATTTTTTATCACCCTTTTACGATCTCATTATATCAGAACAGAGTGTAAAAGTAAAGGGGCATTTTTGATCTTTTCGTGTGTGGGTGCATCGGGTATGGTGACAATGTTTGTAAATACGCATACCATTTTAACGCATTCTGTTTTCTTTCTTCTTCTTTTTCTACACCGGCACGTTCAAAATTTTTAAGAAATGCCATAGCTAGATAGTCGGGTTCTTTTGTGGATTTTCGAAATTCTCCCCATGACATCGGGTATGCAGTGGTTGCTATCCATTGACCACTCTTTTCGGTTTCTTCGTCTAACCATACGCACTGATAATATCCATCCGAGATATCGTATCCATGAGCGTTAGCCCAGTCTGTATAGTTAGTTGCAGGTGTCCACTGAACAAGTCCGTAACCACCGTTATAATTCCCCTCTTTTAACGATTGCCACAACCCGGGATTGATATTTGATTCTATCTCTATATTGCCTAGCATACCTGCTATTGCGTTCAATGTAAAATCTTTAAAGAACAACGTACTATAAAAAACGTAGGCATTATTTTTCATTTCTTCATTCGTCAAATAACGGTTTCCGTGTATCCATTCAAGTGTCATTCCTGCACTATCACCGTAACGGAATATTTTTGTCCACGATGATGGTTTAGAAACATGAGTATTAATACTAACTTGCTCAGGTAAAGGATAATGTCCGCTATGCGCTCCCATTGTGATACCGCCGTTCCCTGCACCTGACCCCGTATATACCATTTCAGTGTGGCTGCTTCTCCAAACAATATCACCCGCCTGCCATGCGCTGTTTATATCGATTTCTTTAAATCCTGCCTGTGTTAAATAATTAATTTCTGTCATTGTAGTAAACCATGGGTTAGCAGTAAAAAAACCTGCTTCTGTTAGTGCTTTAGAAATAAAAGAACTACAATCGTAATAAGTAATACCATTCACGGTTTGTCCTCTTCTATACTTCTGAGAATAACCAATGTTGGGGGCATTACACGCATTTACAGCCCATTGATAAGCTATATTTATATTCGGCATTTTTTCATAACCTCCTTAAAAATGTTTCACGTGAAACAATTGTTCCACGTGAATATAAATTAAACCATATATAACATATCTCTTGCGTAAATAATTCCTACACCGCAGGCACGTGCCAAACCTCCTCCAAACGTTCCCGGACATTCAACACCGTGCGGGTCTTTACCCTGTAATAAGCATAAGATTTCAAGAGCTGTGACGAGGTATTGCCTTTCGCCACGTTTTACATAGTGCCATGATGCTTTAGCTTTTGTCTTTTTACCAACAATGCCGTCTTCTGCGATCGTGCGACCGTAATCTAAATTCATAGCTCTTTGTACTACACGTACACCCATTCTTTTTGTGTCTTTCCCAACAATTCCATCAACCGCAATTTTTACACCAGTAAAATTAATTGCGTGTTGTTGTCCTAAAGCAATCAATTCTTTTCTTGTTTTTTCGTGTGTGACTGGTTTCTGGGGTGTACTAGGTGTAATATTTGACACCCCATAGTCTTTGTATACGTGGTTTACATCACATCTTCCATTAATACCATCAACACTTCCATTACTCGAATACTGCCATATATCTACGTTGTTAACACCTAACACATTCGCATAACGGGCAATCCATAGATCATACCCCCATGTTTCGCCAATATAATTTTCAAACCATGATTTACTAGCATAAATACCTGCTTTGTAGCCGTTTGTTATCATAGCGTCACAAAATCGTTTTGCATTGTGCTTTGCTACAGCTTGCGTGCCTTTTTCCTCGCTGTCAAAAAATACAGGTAAACTAGGACTGTGCCCCCGTAACAATCTAAGACAATGTTTGATTTCACCCTCAATTCTTGCTGTTGTTTTAGCATATGAATAAAGATATACACCGTACGGAATTCCTAATCTTTCGCATTCAGTGACGTTTCTAATCCATTGTTTATCATCTTGTGATGCCATATCCTGACCGTACCCACACCGAATAATTACATAATCAACAGCATTTTTTAATCTTTCAAAATTAATGATACCATTATGCTCCGAAATATCAACCGCTTTTTTCACGCTCATGTTTAATCCTCCCTTTTCTGTTCAAACGTATCACAGATTCTTTGTAATGCAAGTGTATTATTATTCAAAGCTTCTGTGATATCTGTCATTTCTTTCTTATGTGCTTCGTTTAACTTGTCTATGCGTGAATCGTTTTTATCTTCCCTGTATTTCACATACCACATAGACGCAATAGCAACAACTGTAGGTAAACCCACTGCATTAATAGCGGTTATAACGTCCTGTACCATATCACCACCTCCTTTTTTATATAATAACACAAATATAAATATTTGTAAATAAAAAATGTTTCACGTGAAACAATATCACGTGAAACATGATGTACGTAACAAAATAATCGAATCAAAGGGGACGCAAAACCAAAAATTGATATCAGACTGCCTGTCTATGTGCGTGTATATCAATTACAATGTTCGTATTATTTTGGGTACATTGTTATTATAGCAAATATAATTTAAAATGTCAATGTTTCACGTGAAACATTAAAAAGATATTACGTCAAAGATCATGTTCTTACACTCTAAATTTTCAAACATAAGCAACCCTCTGTTGAAATATTCACGTAACATTGTAACAATGTAATGCGTTGAATTTACACGAATAGCCGTGTTGTCTATAACATCGTTTTTTGTGAAGCATATTCGTGTAGGAAAACTATCGTCTGCACCCTCAGATACATACAAACAAATATCGTATTTTCTTACATTATATAAACGATCATTATACTTGATCGTACAAATATAACGTGCCTGTCCTGTTGGTTTACCAATTAAACACTCATTGTCATTAAGGTATTTATTTTCAGTGGCATATTCATTATAAGAAGCCCCTTTAAAAGCCCGTGCAATTCCACTTTCTCTATATGCTGTCGAAGCATTTTCATTGTGAGTACGCTCAAATACCCAACCATCACCCCGTAAAAATTTAGTGTCTCTTTTCAACATTTTATTGATTCCAAACACGCTATAATACGGGTTCAATAGCGAAACCGTATTCGATGCCATATATAGCATAACTCTTCTATGCTGTTTTCCATGACCTGCACTAATTGTAGTGAGTAGTGATAACAACTTATTAACTTCATTCGGCAAATATACATTGTCTTCGTCTTGATATTCATCAAAAAACACAGAGCGGATATTTACAAACAACCCACGCATTTTTTTATATTTCCTTGCAATGGATAATGCTAGACAATAACCGCACGGTTCTTCATTAATAAATAATTGAACCAATGCACCGTTCATCAAACTTTTTTCTGTCATAACGTAACCGTCAAATTTTTCCGCTATATCACCAAAATACGTTTCAGCACAGTTTTTCATATCAACAACATTCCTGTATAAATAAATAAATTGATTTTCCGGTCTATATTTATCTTTTAAAAAATCAGAAACTTGCCTGCATTTAATAGAATAACTTTTGCCTGCTGTTCTATTTCCATCAACAATATAAATATCAGGTGTGTTTCCGAATTTATCTTTCATGGTCAACAATCTTTCACAATGATAATATCCATCATCAATCATACTAAAACCTCCTTACGTTTCACGTGAAACATTTATTTTAAAAAAGAGGTGGCATAAAGCCACCCCCCCCTTTAGAAGAGAACATTAAATGGTTTCTCACGTCGTTATATTTATAAACCTTCTACGTCCAAAGTGCAATTAATATAATCACGTCCAGCCTTAGTCTTTCCACTAATTTTAATAATAGAAAATTTTTCACCGTCCATTACATCTTC